CCTGCAATGGTTGAGGAATTAATTCCAGAAACCCCTAAGATGACAGGTGTGGCCCTACCTCTTTAATGAGTAACAACATAGTTTCAGGAATATTAGGCTTAGGTTTAGTTGCTAGTAACTTCTATACCCTAAGTCTTCTTTCTAATAAGGATTTCTCTTTTCCAAATATAGCTGCATTACCTAGTAATAAATTTTCTTCTTTTTCTGTTCGTTCTACTAAAGAAGGAAATAAAAATGAATGGGTTATGTCTAGCAGACAACATGATCCTAAAACACTTTTATATTCTAAAGATGTAGAAAGAGATGAACAAATAGGAAGAAGAAGTAATAAGACTAAATCTTATATACATAAAGAATCTATAGCATCAGCTAATTACAATTACACATCAGAAAATACCCAAGAAGATATTAATATTGAATGTATAGAAACAACATCAAAAGCTAGTGCTAGAGGTGAAGTTTTAGGTGTTCAAACTGCTAGTAATCTTGCTCCTACTTTAAGTTCAGTACCTATTATTGGACCATTATTAGTTGGAGTATCAATGATTGGTAGTAGAAAAGTAGGCCAAGAAGCAGGACAAATGATTGCAGAAGAATGGAGTGATAATTGCTAATGAAATTCTTACTAAATGCTATTGGTTCTTTGTTTGTTTACCGTAGTCCTGAACCCTACGATGGATTTAAACGATCTCTAAGACATGTAACGAATTACGAGTTAAGAAAAATGGCAGGTACTCAACATAGTTATAACAAAACAATGTTAATTAACATGATTATTGATAATGCCAGAGATAAAGATTCCTGAAATAAAAACTCCTGAAGCAACTGTTGTCGATATACCGTTTCAATCCCCTTACCCTGTACTACAAGGTCAAATCCCAGGCTGTGTTCTTGGTCATAGAGATGCATCAAGAAATCCATCCTTGATCCTTGGAGATCCTAATGGACGCACTACAAGCTGCCCTGAAGGTGAGATCCCTTCCTATACACCGATGCAATTTAATGCGTCAGAAATACAACTGGTAGCAGGACCGCCAAAGCAGGAGGAAGAAGAACAACAAGAAGGAAAGCAAACTCCGAAAATTCCTGTAAACTTACCAACTCCGAATGAAGAGACTCAAGAAGAACCATGCCCAAGACCTGATGATTTGCCTTTGTTTAGCAAAAACAAGATGCAGACACACAGAATTGTTGGATATGAACAAGTTAATGGTGAGTGTAAGCAGATATTAGAGTTATTAATGCCTTTAGATGTAGTGAATAACTACATTCCAGCTCCTTCTTTAATTGCTTCTACTTCTATTGTTGTAACAACTGGTGTTGTTGCTGGTGCGTTAGCTAAAGACTATTTATTAAAAGCAATTAAACCGACAATCAAAAAGATAAGTAAGAAGATTGCTGCTGCTAGAGGTAAAACTAAGGTGCTTTCTGTTTCTGAGAGGAGGAAGGAACAACGGGCGTTACGGAAATAGAGTGTTTATGTGGATCAGGTTTCTTTCTGACTGTCTCTACTTTGATCCCTTCACAGGAAACAGCATAGGCACCAACAAAAGTAGCTCCTGTTCTGGCTTGCTCGGCACAAATACGAAGCCTGTTTAGTTCAATATTTAACTTGGTTTGAGTAATTAATAATTGTTGAGCTTCAATGTTAGTTTTGACTGCTCTTAAACAAGAGTCTTGGAAGCGATTATCTAAGGGGATTTGAAATGAAGCAGTGATGCCCCACCCTAAGTTGTGATTGTGTTGTGGATATTGGGGCGTTTCCATAAAGTAATCAACTTGACCAGGATATTTAAGTGATCCATCTTCGTTTTCTTGATCGTTATAAACAGGTTGCTGTTTTGTCATGTACCAAGGGGAGGCCCAGTTCTTTCCTCTAGTAACAAAAGGAGTAATAGCAAGACTACTTTGAGAGCATTGAATACCTTGGCTATACCTGTTAACTGGGTATCCACCTGGCTGGATGAGATAACCGTTATTGGTTACTGAGCCAGTACTACTAGCTGATGGACTTGCTACTGTTGTATTTGCTAACGATGGACTTGCTGTTAATAAAGCTATTGACCAAACACTGAGACAGTGGTGGACTCTATTTCTGTTTCGATTGTTCTTTCTACTGTGCTGGTTGCATCTAGACCTGGTGAGAGAAAACTCTCTAAAATTGAAAAGTTTTGACCTTCGTTTACTATCTCCCATTCGATCTTATCTTCAAGTTTTGGTGTGACCCATTGGAACGATATACCGTTGATAGTTTGTGTTGCTGAATACTCTGCATCTGGAGAAATCTTTGATCCCGTAATGGGTCTAATATTTGTACCTGAAACATTGTATGTATAGCCTGTCCGATAGTTTTGAGTAACGACAGTTTCATTGATAATTTGTTTAGTAACACTGTGGCTTTCCATCGAACCTGAAGTAAACTTAGGAACGATTGGTGCTGCTGATACATAGTTAGGAAAGATAAAAGTTAAGAGAAATAGCTTCCACATCCTAGTGCTAGTCTACCTCTATAGTAATTGTTGCTTGTGCAGTTCCAGTAGTACCTGCTCCACCAGCAGTAACAGTCATTACATGACCACTATCTAATGTTGCAGCTAAACTTCCTGCCACACCTCCAGCAGTTGTTGTCGTATCACCAAAAACAGGCATAGATGGAACAACACCTGAAGTTACGGTTGCTGATAATAAACTAGGGATAGTATCTCCAACTATTAAATTTTCTGTTACAGAGAAATTATCTCCTGCATTTGTAACAACAAAGGTTGTATCTGCCTCTAATGCCGGTACACCAGAAGCAATTGACCCCATATTTAGTGTCCCGATAGCACCTGCAGTTCCACCGCTAGTAGGAGTCACGTTTGTACCACTGATAGTTAAAGCAGTAGCAACTCTATTTGCAGCAGAACTAGCAGCATCAACTTTGACACTTACAACTGATTGCAGTGTTTGGGTTATGTCAGCCCTTACAGGTGCTGCTAACAGCAAGAGAAGTAAAAACTTCTTCATTTAATTCCTACTTTGTTGTCTTTGTTATCAACTATAAGCTTATCTTTCTTTCCGTTGCTGCGTCCGTTTTTACCAGTTTGAACTCCTAGTGCTGCAAGCGATCCACTGAAAATACTTGCAATAAATGTTGGGTCAAAATCTACTATCTTCTTCCCTGATGGTGGTTCATAATATGAAAGAGATAACAGGGCAGCAGACCAGATCAGAATTGCAACTTTGACAATTGCTTCTAATCGACCACTATCTTCTTTTTCTTCTTGATTTTCCATGTAAAATAGATACTGGGACTAATACAATAAAACCTCCCCCACTGCTTTGCCACATTAAAGGGAGGTTTTACCGGAACCAATGGGGACTATAGGTTCCAGCCAAAACTAGCAACTATGCTTAAAATTGGGAAGACCCAGACCTTTTTCTCATGCTTGCTCTTCTTAAACCTATTATTTTTACCTTCTTAAAAAGTAAAGCAATTAAACAATTAGCTCTTGATATTGTAAAAGCTGCTGTTAAAAAAACTGATAATGATGTCGATGATCGTCTTGCAGATATGCTAGAAAAAGCTTTATTCCCAGGTAAATAAAATGAATCAATATGATCCGTTTTGGAGAGAAGAAGATGAAAATAGAGTTATAGAAATGGAAAAGTGGTATGAAGAAGATGGAAGGTCTAATCCTTCACATCCAATGCACGCTCTTTACACAAACCTTTTTAAAAAATATGGGAAAAGAAGTAATTCTGAATCTTGATTTCTTAGATGAACTTTGTGGTAAACCTTCTCCAGAAGAAGAATTTGCTATGGAAAAATGTATAATTGAAATCAAAGAAACACAAGATATTGAAAAAGTAAAAGATTATGCAATTGCCTTTGCTAGACAATCTCATCATCAATCACATTTCATTGCTACTTGTATGGAAAGAATTGCTTTAACAGAAGCAAAATTAATTTCTTTACAACATCGAGTTAAACAACCAAAACCAATATTTCAAAAACTTTCTGAAATAAAAGCTATATTATTTGATAAAAATACAAAATCATGAACAACAAAGACAATAAAGATTTATTAGAAGTTCTTCATACAGAACTAATTAAAGAACTATTAGACCGTATTAGACAAGGAGATGCTAAACCTTCTGACTTAAATGTAGCTAGACAGATGTTAAAAGATAATGGCATTGAATGTTTACCAGTACCAGAATCACCCTTTGGTGATCTTATGGCATCTCTTCCTGACTTAGAAGCTATCCACC